CTGCGGCGCGCGCAGATGGTGGAGACCAATGAACTTCTACAAGGAGATGTAATTGCGCGTAAGCGACGGGCGGGAATTGTGGCCGAGAGTATTGGTGAAAGCTCGATACAGATATCGGGCTCGACCGTTGACTACGGCGTCTCGTCTGACACGCTTAGGGCGCTGGTTGGATATGTTCACTTTCGCATGACGATTGGGAGAGGGTAATGTTTACGCCTAATCTCGTGGGAAGCTTAAGAGTTGCAACCGGCCGGGATGTTCATGGGCGGAAAAAGCTCAGCTCTTCCGGTCACTGTCCTTTCGCCTTCGTTTCCGGAAAGCGATCGTCGGGGAAGACCGCGGTCCGGGCTGACAGCTCCGCTTCGCGCGGCTCGGCGGATGAAATCTCCTCGGAAAGAAACGTAATCCTCGTTCCATCTCATATGAATATCAAAATAGGAGATATTTTCACTTACGCTGGAGCCTCTTCGGAGATCACCTCGATTCATCCCCGTCACTCGGTAACTGGTGAAATGGATCATTGGGAGTGCGGTATGGAGGTTTACGCAGAATGAAAGGCAGGATGAGGGTAAGAGGCGACAAGCAGGTGATCATGATGCTTCAGCATATCGGGAAAACCGTTCCCGATATCGCACGTGGGCAGATGAAACGCTCCGCTAACCGTATCGTCAAGCGTGCGAAGATTATGACGCCGGAAGACTCGACGGCCCTGATGGAGTCCATCCGTATCGAGAAGACGTATGGCGAAAGAGGCAGGCTACAGATTGAAATTATGGCCGGAAACGCGCGACTGACCCTCGTGCGGGGAAAGAAAATCGATCTGAACACATATGCAACTCTGGTTCACGAGGCATATGAAACCACGGTAGCTCCGAACGGCCCCGGCGAGGGAACGAAGAAGAAGATGAATGCAAACCCCTCCGTCACTATAGGGTCCGGGTTTATGTCAAGAGCTACGGAAGAGGAAAAGGAACCTCTTGATCGCGCTTTGATTGCCGGAATACGAAAAGTCATCAAAGAGGCGAGGAGAAGAAAATGATCTTCGATATTTTAGAGAAAAAGCTGGAAGATGCGGGGATTGGTATTCCCGGAGAGACGATATTCCGAGGCTTTTTACCCTCTGAAGTTGAGATAGGTGTGATGTCCCGCGTTCCGTTGGATGGCATCCCTATAGATCACTACATTCCCGATCGATACACCGGCAAGATTCAGATTATCTCCCGTCACAAAGACCCTGTGCTTGGATCCGCGATGGCGGAGGCGATCTCTAAAGCGCTAACCGTTCAAAGCACTGAAAGACACGAAGCTAACGAAGAAAGGGGGTATGCCGAGATAACTCAATTTCTCCCAGAAACCCTTCCTATTCAGTTTCCCAGGTTGGAGGGGGATGGCATCGAGTGGTCTCAGCACTTCAAAGCGGTCTTTTCTTTCGACAAAAAGATGCCTTGACTTTTTCTTGCCTATAATACCCACGTCTGGTATGTTTAGTCAGCACTTACTTACACATATTTTCTCAAGGAGAGACTTCTGATGACCGGTTCTACCAAAAATGTGAAGTTGGGGACTTGCAACGTCTTCTTCGGCGGCGAAGACCTTGGCTTGACCAAGGGTGGTGTCGAAGTAGCGGTTGCGTCCACAACCCACGAAGTAACTGTCGATCAATTCGGCAGCACGCCGATTGGCGAGATCATCACCGGACGAACCGTCTCGGCTATGGTCCCCTTGGCTGAAACCACTCTTGATAACTTGCTGAAAATCATGCCGGGTTCGACGCTTACGACCGACGGCTCGTTCGCTACAGGAACTGTCACTTTCTCCACAGCCCCTCCTACGAACGGCAACACGATTACGATCGCTGGCACCAAGCTGACCTTCAAAACCAATCCGGTGAGCGATGTTGAAATTGCCATTCCTGCTGATATCGATGCCGCTGGGAAGGCTCTTTCGGATACGGTGAACGGCTTGGTAATGCCCGTTTACGCCACCTACAGCGGCGGCGTGGTTACGATCACGTCCGAGCAGCGCAACGTCAGCGGCAACGTCACTATCACGTCGGCCGGAACCAACATTGCTGTCACTGGTCTGACGGGCGGGGTCACGCCGACCTTCGCGTTCGTCAACGTAACCACAGGCGTTTCGTTGAACCTCTTGGATTACTCCAAGGAGCTGCGTCTGCGACCCAAGGGAACCACTGGTGAAGACGACTTCGTGATCTTGGCCGCCGCTTGCCCAGGTGCTTTGACCTTCTCGTTCAACTTGGATTCCGAGCGACTCTATAACGCGAGCTTCAAAGGCTATGCCGCTGATAACGGCGACCTGTTTCGAGTTGGTGAGATCGGCACGTTTGGCGACACTGCTTAAAAACGTAGGGCCAGGTAAGCCTGGCCCTACCCTTTTTCACCTTTCAACAAGTTAGAAATCCAATGACCTCAGTTATCAATATTTCAGATCTCGCGACCGAACCAAAAGTCGCAATCGTAACGCCAGATGGCGCACGACATGAGATGAAAACGGCGAGCTTGAAGAGCTTCATTGAGAACGTCCGCCTGATCGAGGCGATGGGCACGAATGCGTCCGTTGCCGAAGAGATGGAAGTCATGATCTCGATCACCCTTTCGGCGTTTCCTTCGCTTGGTCGCGCTGAGCTTGTGGAGTGGCCTGTGGACGTTCTGGAAAAACTCTCGGATCTTGCACGCGGCCGTAACGGTGAAGTTGTTTCCTCCGATGAATCCGAGAACCCCTCTTCGGGAAACGTCTAAAGGGCGGTCTAAAATCCGTCGATATAGGGTTTCTTTTCGCCAAGGTAATGAAGGAGTTCGGGATGTCTTTTGATGAGACACTCGAACTTCCACTAAGGCGCTTCTGGTTCCTGGTGAATATGGGTCTCAGGATAAGAGCCGAGGCTGACCTTAGACGAATTCACGTCCTAACCGCTGCCGGAGGCGGTAAAACTCAAATCGACGCCGAGAAGTCTCTGACGGAGGAGATGGGCCCGGTTTACATTTGGGAAGATGAAAACAAAGGGCCGCTAGAGATACAGATCGATCCCGAAGCGGGACTTGATCCGGAGTTCGACAGAGAAGGGCTCAACCAGCTTAAAGGCATGAGCCTCCAAAAACAGGGTCAATTCACATGACGAGCGGAATTCGCGTAGAGCTTGAGCTTAGAGATGGCTCTTTTACCAGCGGAATGCTCCGTTCGGGGCAATCTGTCAGAGACTTTCGCAGGGAGCTCTCCCGAGTAGACCCTCACTTTCGCAGAATGTCCACAAATGGTAACGACGTCGTTCGGTCAATTCGCCGTGCCGACGTCGTTAATCGTGATTTCCTAAGCACCCTTCGGGATCTGAGCATCGTTGCTGGCGGCTTGAGCATGGCGTTCCAGGCGGTGACTGGTTCGACCAACGGTCTGCTCGGCTCCATTATTCAAACCAACGCAGAGATGGAGCGACTGAAGTATCAGATGCTCGGTATGTCCACGTCCTCGAAGCCGCTTGATGAAGCCGCTGCGTCCGTGGACTGGCTTCGTCAAAAGGCGCTTGAGACGCCTTTCTCTCTGAAAGAGATGGCTGGATCCTTTGTTAAGCTGAAAGCTACCGGGATCGACCCTACTCGGAAAAGCCTTCAAGCTCTCGCCGATGGTATCGCGGCATTCGGTGGAACCGATCAGCATCTTCACAGGGTTACGCTCGGCATCATGCAGATGTCTGGTAAGGGCGTAATTCAGATGGAAGAGCTTCGTCAGCAGCTCGGTGAATCCATGCCGAACGCTATGCGGCTCATGGCTCGGTCTATGGGTGTGTCGGTCGGCGAACTTACCAACGCGATTTCTACGGGCCGCGTAGAGGCAGGCGCAGCGCTTAACGCCTTCTACGACGAGCTTAACCGTGCCTACGGCGGCGAAGCGCAACGAATGATGGAGACCTTCTCGGGCCAGGTCTCTCAGCTCCGCGCTAACCTTCAGATTCTGGCAACATCCGGAGGGCTTGAGGGCTACTTCGAGGAGCAGAAAAGCGCTCTGATGGATTTGAACAGTTTCCTTCAAACGGACCAAGCTCGCGAATTCGCTGACGGTCTGGGCAAAGCGCTTCAGACGGTAGTTCGTGTCGTTCGGAAAACCGCCGAGACGTTCTTCGAGTTCAGACAAGAAATCGTCACGATGGCAAAAGTCATCGCGGCGGGTCTCGGCGTTAGGGCGCTGTCGAGTGTTTTAGGCAGAGCAGTAAACGCGCTTAATCTGGCTAGAATGTCGATAACCGGGTTCGCGTCTCAGATGGCGCGTAGCGGCACGACTATTCGTCGAGGGTCGCGCAGCCTGCTTGCTTACAACCGTGTTCTGGCGTCAACCGCGCTTATTGCGCGTGGAGTTCGGACGGCGATAATGACCTTGGGGCGCGCTATGATCGTGGCCGCGCCCTGGCTAGCCGCTCTATCTACGGGTGTCTATCTGCTTGCGGATCGCATGGGGTATCTTAGCGAAAAAACGGATTTGGGCATTCAATCTTTGCGTGACTTTGAGGTTACAAGCCGCGAAGTTGCCGTGGAAATTCTCAACGAAGAGTTGGAGCGTCTAAAGTCAGCAGTCAAGGATACGACTTTTTCCTACGATTGGGATATGAACTCCGAACGATACAAAGTCGGCAAGAAAGCCGCGATGGATCAGGCTATTCAGGAGTTGAGTGACTTTGTAGCCGAGCGCGACGGTTTGCTGAATTCCGTAAAAGACAACCAAGAGAACGCGTCCGAGGAAGGCATTCAAAAGTCCATGTCGCAATACTCACGCGTCCTTAGTAGGTCGATGCGTGAGTTCAGCGAGGCATACCGGGCACGCCAGGTCTTGATCGATACAGAGTTTGACCAGGAGCTTAAAACCGCCAAGGACGGGTTTGACGTTCGCGCCAAATACCAGAAGCTAACGCTTGAGAACCAGAAGCAGATGGGTAACGAGCGGGTTAAGCTGATTGACGAAGAGATCATCAGAAACAAGGCTCTCCTGAATGACGCGGGCTCCGAAGCGGTTCGTCAGAACATAGTGGCCTCGATCGACCTTCTCAACGGCATGAGGCTTTCAGAGTTTGAAAAGCTGGACCGCCTTGGAAACTTCGGTATCGACTTCGTGAACAAGGTCGAGAGCAACGAGAGCAAGGTAATTCGAGCTGGAAAGCTTTTCGATACAATCTCCGCTGACGTCAAGGGGTTGCAGGCCGAACTTGCCGGAGCGGGCTCCGAATTTGCCAAGCTTCAATTTCAGATGGCACGAGGCGATTACGGTTCGGTCAAAGAGGGCGGCGTCGCTGTCGCGGAACTGCACGAGCAGCTTCTTCTAGCGACAGCGGAGAAGGAAGTCCTGGACGGATTGATGGAAGGCGACAAGGAAGCCTCCAGCTCTATATCCGCCATTCTTCTGCGCGCCAAAGAGCGCCAGCTCGGCCTAAAAGCGGAGCTTGAAGACGGCGACATGAATGAAGCTGAGCTGTTCATGCAACGCTTGAACAGTGGTGTTTACGAGGGGCTGGGGCCGCTTGCGAATATTCATAGCGCGATCGGGGCTTTAACCGGCGGAATTAACGTCCAAGGTGAAAGCCTGAACATGCTCGGAGAGGTTCTTCGCGAGAACGCCTTCGGACAGGGCACCGTTGACAGGATCAACACGACCACGTTCGCGCTTGACAACATGCTGCGCACTATCTCCGGGATCAGCTCGACCGCTAGCGGTATTTCAGCTTCGATGGAGTTCGCTGGTGGCAAGGGCGGCGTTGGATATACTCCCGGTCAGGGGCAAGGAAAGTCCGGCGTGCCTATCCTGGATCTTATCGCATCCGTGGAGTCAGGCGCCGGAGGCTACAACGCCTCTTTGGATAACGGTAGAT